TAAAATTAACAGAAGAAAACCATCCATTTAACGATGGAGAAAAAGTTAAAGTTTGTGGAAAAAATGTTGTAGTAGGTGGAGATATACCAACTGCTGCAGGTAGATTAGACGAAAACCCAACCCATGTTGACGGTGAAAAATGGTGTCAAGATTTCTTTAAAGGTGGGGAATGGAAAGCATATAGTAGAGAAAAAGAGTTTAGAAAAAATGCAGTAGATGTAGGAATGTGGTATTTACCAGAACATGATATGTTTGTTAATGCACAACCATATAATTCATGGACATTAAATACAGAAACAGGTGAGTGGGAATGTCCAGTCACAGAACCTACTTGGGAACAAAGAGAATTTACAGACGATCAAAACCAAACTCTTTACTATGCAACTTTTTGGGATGAACCAAATCAAAGATGGTTAGCTTCGTCTATTTCGCAAAATATAGCGGATGCTAATTTTTATTGGGATCCTAACACGACCTCTTGGATCGCTTTATAAATCATCTTTCTGAAGTTACAGAAGCAACTAAAACTCAAAAAACAAAAGAGCTTTGGGATGTCCAAGGTGTAATAACTAAAAGATCTAATCAAATATTTAAGTTTGATACAAGGCCCTTAAAAAAGATTAAGGGTCAAGTTGGAAAAGAAGGATCATTTAAATCTAAAGCTGATAAAATAGTCTTTGAAAGCATAGATTCTTGGATAATTGTAGATGTGGACGAGTTACATGAGTTTTTAAAAGAAAAACAACAGAAAATAATTAGCCTAGATGATTTGATATCAGAATTAAGCTGGAATATAATACTACCAAAAAAATAAAAACTCTATATAATACAAGGCTTATGTTACAGAAGCTTAATTTTAAACCCGGATTTAACAAACAAGCAACAGACTCAGGGGCTGAAGGTCAATGGGTAGATGGAGATTTTGTAAGATTTAGATATGGACTACCAGAAAAAATAGGTGGTTGGGAACAGCTAACTGTAGCTCAGGAAACATTACCTGGAGCGGCTAGAGCTCAACATGCTTTCACCAGTTTTAAAGGAGAAAGATATGTAGCCATTGGTACATCTCAAGCTTTGTTTTTATACTACGATGAAGCTTTTTATGACATCACTCCGTTAGCAGCGCAGCTATCTGGAACAGCTACTTTTGATACAGTTCAAGGATCTGCAGACGTAACTGTTAATTTAACCTCTCATGGATTAGAAGCAGGGCGATATATAACTTTTAATAGTATGTCTGTTACACCAAATGGATTTACATCTGCTACTACTTTTACAGACGGAGCTTTTGAAATTAGAAATGTAACTACCAATACGTTTGATATTACTACACCTACAGTTGCAGTTAACCCAGGGGGAACGGCAACGGGACAAGCTACTATTAAACCTTATGAAATAGTTGGTCCTACGTTTCAAACCAAGGGTTATGGTTGGGGAACTTATCAATGGAACACTGGAACATGGGGAACAGCCAGAACAGTAAGTGACGTGATTCTGGACCCAGGCATCTGGAGCCTTGATAACTTTGGAGAGGTATTAGTCGCTACAATATTTAATGGTAAAACTTTCACGTGGGACGCTGGAGCTACCAATCCTAGAACTATTCGAGCATCCACAACTACAACAAATTTTAACACGACCAACAATCCTACAGCCAGCAGATTAACTCTGGTGTCTGATAGAGATAGACACTTATTTCATTTCGGAACTGAAACAACTATTGGTGATTCTACTACACAAGATCCGATGTTTGTAAGATTCTCTAATCAAGAGGATTTAAATACTTATGCTCCAACAGCAACTAACACAGCTGGAACCTTCAGATTAGATACCGGTAATAAAATTGTGGCTGCTATTCAAGGTAAAGATTATGTCTTTGTATTAACTGATCAAGCAGCCTATGTAGTTCAATTCGTAGGTCCACCATTTACTTTCTCTGTAAGACAGGTAGGTACAAACTGTGGCTGTATAAGTTCCAAAGGTGTATCCTATGCAAACGGAGCTGTGTGGTGGATGTCAGCTGAAGGAGGATTCTTTGTATTTGATGGTACAGTAAAATCATTGCCTTGTTTAGTAGAAGACTTTGTATTCAGTACAGATGGAGATAATCTTGGAATTAATTACGGAGCTTCTGATATTGTTTATTCAGCACCAAATACTTTATACACAGAGATAAATTGGTTTTATCCTAAAAATGGATCGGAACAGATTGATAGATGTGTGACTTACAATTATTCAGAGAATGTATTTACAACATCTTCTTTAGATAGATCAAGCTATCAAGATCAGGGTGTATATCCTGAGCCTTATGCAACAGATTATAATTCTACAGACACACCTGTTTTGGCTGCTATTAGCGGCTTAACTAATAAATATGGTGCATCTATTTACTATTGCCACGAGAAAGGCGATGACCAGGTCAACAGCACAGGAACCACATCAATTGATGCATTTATTAAATCTGGAGATTGGGATATTACATCTAGACGAAGCGCACTAGGACAACAAACAGGGATAGCAGACTATAGAGGTGACGGAGAATTCTTTATGTCCGTTAAAAGATTTATACCAGACTTTAAATATTTACGTGGTAATTCTACAGTTACATTATTCTTAAACGACTACCCTGATAATGCTCCTGTAGGATCGCCATTAGGGCCCTTTACAATTACTAAAACTACAGATAAGATAGATACTCGAGCTAGAGGTCGATTAGTTTCAATTCAAATAGCCAATACCTCAACAGGGGAGTCTTGGAGATATGGAACTTTTAGACTCGACGCACAACCGGATGGAAGAAGATAATGTCAATATTAGATTATAGAATAGGACCTGCAAATAAAACCCTGCAAGCCATGCAAGCAAGTGACCCTGAAGTTGCAGTCAAAGCTGAAGAAGTATTACAAACTCAAGAACCTGCTAATCAAGATCAAAATTTTTTTCAACGACTGTTAAACTTTGTTAATCCTTTCTCACCAGCTGGTGCAGCAGAGCCAGATAGTATGACCATGTCAAATGTCGGCACTGGTTTTAACACTGTTTTAGATTCATCAGGTAATATTCGAATCGTACCTGTTGAAACTAATAATAACTTTCCATTTATATCTATGGCTGATTTTGCAAAAAATAATAATATGATTTCACCTGCTAGTGTAGTACCAAACACACAATCTGGATTCGCTACTAACTTTCCTACACAACCTGTTAACAGTGGTATTACACAGTCAACAGTAGGACAAACATTTGAAGCTCCATTTGTAATGTCTGGTGGTCAAAAATTTGCTATAGATGATCCAAGAATAGCTGAGCGTAGTAATTTTGTTCAAAGACCAACAGGTATCATGACACAAGCAAAAGATTTCTTTACTAAAACTGTACCAAACATAGCCTCTAGTGCAATAGACTTTATTCCAGGGATGAGATTTATAAAAAGTTTAGATAGATTTGATAGTCTTCCATATCAAGATAGAAAATTTATTGAGTCTGTTATGCAAAAAGATGCGAAAGGTAATCTAACACCAGGTATCTATGTAGATCCTAGCACAGGTCTTTTAAAAGATATGCGAGGTAAAAATGTCAGAAGTATTTTGGGTAACTATGCAGAATCTATTGAAAACGATTATGTAAAAAAAGAACAGTCTATTCAAAAATCTAAAGATAGATGGGAAGAAAAATATGGTGGTTTAGGTAATACAAATGAATATGGTAAAACATGGAACGAAATGAATAAAAGAAACGTAGCCGAATTTAACTTCTTAACTAATATGAAAAATAAATTTGATAAACAAAAAGCTGATTTAAAAGAAAAAATAAAGAAAACTAAATCTATAAATATTCATAGCGATGGACCTACTAAATCAGGTGATGGTCCAGCACCATCACGTCCTAGATTTACAGGGGATCCTAAAGGAGCTTTTGCTGGGATTGACACAAGTGGAGCGGATTACGGTCCTTTTACTAAATAATGGCAAAAGTAACAGCATACATACCTGAACCTGCACCCGAATACGAAGCAGAAAACCAAAGACAGATTATTGAGGCATTAGCTACGATGCAACAACAACTTAATTTTTCTTTTCAACAAGATTTAAAAAACGAACAGGATGCATTTAATTATTTTTTATCATGAGTATATTTTATAAAAATCAAGGTTTTAAAAGAGCTGATACCAGTAAGGCTACAGTGCTTACGTGTCCTCTCGAC